AATTATAAGTTTTTCCCACTGTGCTACTTATTTAGTAATAATCAGGTAGAACCGAAAAGCAATGATTAAGAGTGCAGATATACCGCGGGAGTTAAAAGAGTTTAACTCCCATTTTTTTGATTTTCGTTACAAGTACGATGTTGCACAGATTTTTGATGATTTGCTTTCAATAATTATTGCTTGCATGGGTAGGGGAACAAATGAGCAACTATATTTTGAAACCATTAAAAAGTACGATACCGACGAATTAAATACATTTGCCAAAATGTTCGCTGAACTCGCGTTAATTTATGATGCCGCTAAAAAAAATGAAAGTTGGTGCGACCCGCTTGGCGATTATTACGAAGCTTTGGCAAGCAACTACAAAAAGTCAAATTTCGGACAATTTTTTACCCCTAAGCCCTTGTGCGATATGATGGCTATGATGCTGTTAACGGATGATTGGGGATTAAATGTAAATGAGCCATGCAGCGGCAGCGGTCGCATGGTGTTAGCAGCCAATCAAAGAACAAAAGGCAATTACTATGTTTGCGAGGATATAGACCCTATTTGTTGTAAAATGACTGCCATAAATTTATGTTTTCATGAAATTCGCGGCGAGGTTCATTGTAGGGATGTATTAAGAGCACCCACAGAAAGCCGTTTTACATACGCTATAAACTACGAATTTTGGAAACATGAAACAACATGCATTCTACAGTATAAGCCCGCTTAAACGGGCTTATTTAAAATTTTCTCGCGCTGTCGCGCTCGGCTGGACGGAACAACTTAAATTAATTTTTATTCAAAATGAAAATTAACTAAGTTTACATTTTTAAAAAATAAAGTATGGAAAGTAAAATTTATGATTATACAATTGTTGGAGATTCCAATGCAATAGAATTATCCCGGATGGTAAACCAAAAAATTACTGAAGGATGGCAGCCTTTTGGCAATATTTCCACTTGTGTTCAAGTTAGTAAGGTGTGGCTTTTTCAACCAATGGTAAAAAGATAGAAATGGAAGTATTTATAAGTTGGTCTGGGGAAAAAAGCAAGAAAATTGGAGGAATTTTAACTAACTGGATTCCACTTTTTCTACAATCAGTTAAACCATATTATACTCCTGATAGTATCGATAAAGGAAAGAAGTGGTTAACTGACATTACTTCAAAATTGGTATCGTGCTCTGCTGGAATAATATGTTTAACTGCTGATAATCTTGAGAAACCATGGATACTTTTCGAGGCTGGCGCCCTAAGTAGCAAATTAGATGATAGCAAGGTTTGCCCAATTGTCTTTGGTATACCAAAATCTGCTGTCAAAGGTCCTTTAACAATATTTCAGGTTACAGAATTCACCGAAGAAGATTTTAAAAAACTTATTAAATCATTAAATGAAGAATTAGGGCCTTTAAAAATTCCTAGTAGTACGATTGATATGAATTTTCAAGCTTTCTTCCCAAAAATGTTAGATGAAGTTAAAGCAATATTGGAAGAACCTTCTGAAACTCCTGTACCTATTAAACGAACTCAAGAAGACCTGATTGAGGAACTAGTTCAAAATACAAGAAGCTTAATTCAGACCTCTGCCGAAACTCTCTCACTATTAAACGCTAATCAACATAAAAGCGATATGGAGAGTTACCGCAAATGGATAACAACTAATCAATTGAAAAGAAAATCTCAACCTAATGCTGTAAGTATTTTTGATCTTTTGAAATCCACTGAAGGCTTAGTTGACCCCACTGTATCATCGGATACTGCTCTACCGGAAGATAATACCGGTGATGCGGCAGCGAATAAGTAAAAATCAATAATTAAAACGAACCAGGGCCTATGCCGGTAAACGTATTGGTTCGTTTTACATATTTAACCCAATCCGGACGATAAAGGAAATATTTTAACGCATCTGAAAAGTTAGTTGAAAACATTGGCCTTGAAGCCAGAGGTAACTTTTCTGATGATTTATCTTTAGCTATTCGTTTGTTGCCGTCCTTATCGGCCTTTACCAGCAGTTTAGTTAGTTCCAGGCTGCTTTTAAGATGTTTGCACCCGAACTTATCAATCTTTAATTTAGGCAGCTCTTTTTCCATTTCTCCCATAAGCTGCTTAGAAAAATTGAATTCTTCTTCCTGGGTGATGTTTCCCTGGCCAAGGTTCATAAGATTTACTGTCCATCCTGTCTTTGCACCATCTACCTGTTCAATACATCGTTTCATTTCGGATGCCCAGTCACGCTTCAGCTTTGCATACTGGTTGCCCGACCGGTCATAGTACATATCGAGAGTTTTCACCTTATGATGCTTGTAGAACTTGGTAAACTGGATGCCGAGTTCTCGCGAGCTTTCAGGAGCAAGGGTATGGAAACCTTTAAGACAGTAAATATAATTGCCCCTGTGTTGTCCCGTAACCATACTCGTCATGTCCCCAAAGTCAATACCGCATTCCATTTTCTTATTGTGGTCGATATACTTTAAAGCCAGGCTGCTTTCTTCAATATCCTGACCATCTCTTAAATCATATTTATCGTAATATGATCTGATAACGCCATCCTCATAATAGTGGTGTTCGCCCAGATGGCCATAGAACTTTTCGCCTTTTTTTATATTAACCCTGAAGGAAAGAATGGCGCTTTTAAATTCTTCCATCCCCAGGGCAGCAAGGTTGTCATAAAAGAAACCATCCGTAAGGACATCGGCATTTACGAAAGATGAAACCACGTAAAAAAACGTCAGGCCTTTGCGTGCCCGGATCCAGTACTCGGTCCATTTTTTCACTTGCTTCTTTAGTAAGGCAATCTTCCTGTGGTCGCCGGCTTTGATGTAATTGATAAGTTCACACTTTACCTCATTTAGAACCAGGCCTATCTCTAATGCAAGTTTAGCGGTATCCTGATCCATTTCCTTCTGCATTTCCCATATCCAGTCTTCGTCTCCGGAGAGCAGGTTGGGCATGTCTGTGAAGAATGTACGCCCGCGATAATACACTGAATGCCCAAATCGCTCATATTCTCCCCTGATAGCAGGCGTAAGTCGCTTTAGTTTCTCAAATTTTAGTAAGCGAGCTTCATCACCGTACATGTGCTGGTAAGAACCACCGGCAAGGCCACTTGGCTGGTCCAGGCTACCAATGTTAAAATGGCACCCATTAAATATTGAAATCGTATGTTTAAATGATAATGCGGGCTTATAAGGGTGCTTAAAGTGAGAAGGAGGACGTTTGTCTGTGGTATAGTGAACATCTTCGCGCCACCCTTTACGGCGCCATCCCTCAAGTAATGCCGGCACAACGTTTTTCATCGCATTGACGTAGGTATCGGAAACAACGACCTGGTAGCTTCCCGGCATATCATAGATAATATCCTGAGACCTTTCGGCCATGATATCGGAAGTTTTAGCTGTAGCACGGCCTGCTATTACTGCGAGATTCTTGGGTGCAATAAGATCTATTGCCATTTTTGCCTTGGATGCGTAGCGTCCTTCGACAAAATCATCATCAAGATTTACGAGGATCTTCCTGCTCATCGGGAAATACTTTAAATGATCCATCAATATCCGCCTCCTGCTTGATGCGAATCCTTTCTTTCTCTGTAAGCTCTGGCAGTTTATCAATCAACTCTCTTAACCTTACACGGTTTGCGGCCGGTAAGCCTAACGACTCTGCATTTGCAGTGTAAACTTTTATAGGCTGCTTAAATAATTCTTCCGGTAGTTCTTCTTTGTCGGCTTCATGAAGTCCGCGCACCGCAACAACGTCCAGAATAAGTTTTCCGACTTTTTGGGCATCACTGTTATCTTTCATAGTGAGCATTCCGAAATTGATAAGCTTATCCAGTTTGTCGGCGTAGATATTTTTAAAGGCTGCTTTTGAGATATGCGTATCACAATAAAAATATTCCATTGCATCTTCATACACCTTTTTAGCCTTCATACGAGGCAATTTATCCACCATCATAAGGTGTTTAATTATCGCCTCAGAACTGCTAAACTGGTCTATCCGCATGTGCATGCCGCGAACTTTATCTAAAAGATCAAGGTATTGCACAATGCGTTCCGGAGCCTGGGACATTGAGCCCCGTTCCATGAATTCATACACATCATTTATATCTACATCATCAATTTTCATAAACCTCCAAATAGTACCTGATTACGAATGTTTTCAGTTTTAATTTTCTCCGATTCCTTAAGAAAAATCTGCGCTGCAGTAATATTTCCTGACTTGGCCAACTCCTGCTGTTTTTGGTTAACCATGAATTCTGCCTGCAGCTGGCCACGGTCGTAAGCGATACGTATCTCACTGTCGTGATCATACCAATGCTGCATAAACAGATCTTTATTTATATCCAGGTATAGAGCTACGCGTTCCGGAGCATAATTAACTCCTGCAAGATCTTCTATAGTTGCAAGCTGCTCGTCTGAAAGAGCGATCGGAAGAAGTCGTTTAGCCATGGGAAAAAGTTTGAGTAAATTAGCAGCGCAAGTATGATGGCCATGTAGAAGGCTTCTATTATCAGGCTTCTGTTCTCGCTGAAATTATAGAATTGGGAAGCCTGCAGCGCGATTGTTGCAATGAAAGCCAGCATTATGATTAGCTGAAATAGATCCATTAGTATTTTTTCATTTTAGTTGATGTAAATAGTTGGTGCCTGAAATCATACAGGCCTTTGTCATTGGCTAAGAGATACTGTTCATAGTGGGCATTCTCGCTCCAGTTTCCTGAACCTTCAACCACATAGTGAAAATCATGTGTGCGCATTAGGCAAACTTTTGCATGTGACCAGGCTAAAAACACATGGACATTTGGCCGGGTTGAAGCCATAGCTTTCAGATTATCCATGGTAACCGGGTTCCGGGATAAAATCCCGTCGTTAACCAAGAGTGTGAGCTGTTCTATCATGCCCTTGTCGTGCATTTCGATAAGA